CAAGGAGCTTAATCATGGCAATTTCACGTGCCCAACTAGTAAAAGAGCTTGAGCCGGGATTGAATGCCCTGTTCGGCATGGAGTATAAGAACTACGAAAACGAGCACACTCAGATTTATGACACTGAGTCCTCGGATCGTGCGTTCGAAGAGGAAGTGATGCTTTCTGGCTTCGGTGAGGCTCCGGTCAAAACCGAAGGTGCTGGCGTTCAGTATGACGACGCTCAGGAAGTCTTCACGGCTCGCTATACCCACCAGACCGTCGCTTTGGCCTTTGCTCTTACCGAAGAGGCCATCGAAGACAACCTGTATGACAAGCTTTCGGCTCGTTATACCAAGGCTCTGGCTCGCTCCATGGCTCAAACCAAGCAAATCAAGTCTGCTTCCGTTCTCAACAACGGTTTCACGACCTCGATTGGTGGCGACGGCGTTGCTCTTTTCAGCACTGCTCACCCCACTCTTGGCGGCCCCAATCTTAAGAACACCTTGACGGTTCCTGCCGATCTAAACGAGACCTCCCTTGAGCAATCGTTAATCGATATTTCGTCGTTCACCGACGAGCGTGGCCTGAAGATCGCTATTCGTGGCCTAAAGCTGATCATCCCCAAGGAACTCCAATTTACGGCCGAGCGACTGATGAAGTCGGAAGATCGTGTTGGAACTGCTGATAACGATATCAACGCTATCCGCAACATGGGAATGCTCCCTCAGGGCTATGTCATCAACCACTTCTTGACCGATCCAGAGGCGTTCTTCATCAAGACCGACGCCCCCAACGGCATGAAGATGTTCCAGCGTGTAGCGCTCAAAACCGCTTTCGAAGGCGACTTCGACACCGGCAACGTGCGGTACAAAGCTCGTGAGCGCTACAGCTTCGGATTCTCAGATCCCCGTGGCATGTTCGCTTCTCCGGGTGCTGCGTAAAAAGCAGTGAAAAAGGGGCCTCACGGCCCCTTTTTCGTTGTACACTGGCTGTAAGTCTAGGATATTTACTCTTACCGACTGACCTAGCAGACTTAGTAGAGACGGTGAGAGGGCGTGCTACTACACGAAAGGACTGTCATGGCACAGACTACATTTCAAGGGCCAGTTCGGTCTCTGAACGGCTTTATTACGCAGGGCCCCAACAACGTTGTTGCTCTGAGCACTTCCGCTAACACAACCCTTACCGTTGCAGCTCATGCTGGCAAGATTCTGACGATTGGCGGTACGTTGGCAGCTAACCGTACTATTACATTGCCAACCATCAATGTTTCGGCTTATTCCAATGTTTCTGGCCCTGGTGCCGACGGCAATAGCCCAAACAACCAGGGTGCTGTCTTCATCTTCTTTATCCCCACGACTATCGCTACCAGCAGCCTTAAAATCGGCACTGATGGTACGGACAAGTTCGTTGGTTCGATCCTAACGGTTGATACTGACTCTTCTGGCGCGATGGCTGGTTTTGCTCCTGGTGCTACCAACGACTTCATCAACCTAAACGGCGGCACAACTGGTGGCGTGGCTGGCTCTTATATCCAGATCACTGCACTGTCGAGTGCCAAGTACATGGTTCAGGGCGTCGTGAACTGCACAGGAAATCCTGCCACTCCGTTTGCTGATTCCTAATAGGGGGCTGACATGGGCTTCTCAAGTGACGTAAAAGCAGTCACTAAGACTGCCGATGCCTCCGCCGTTGTTGGGAGGACTCGTCTTCAGGGCTTGTATTTCACAAACTCTGGAACGGGTTCTTCGTTCACGCTTAAAGATGGCACAACGTCATCTGGCACTGGTCGGTTGACCATCCACACCCCAGCTGCGGCCGGTAGTGTAGACATCCTTTTGCCAAATGACGGCATTTTGTTTCAGAACGGCATCTTTATTGATGTAGCGGATGCCAATGTGACCAGTGTGACGCTGCTATTTTGCGGTGGTGAGGCGGCCTAAATGGCTAAGGACATGGGCATCAAAACCTCTGTAAAGTCGGGCAATTTTCGTCCGACCAAGCAGGGGGCCGGAATGACCAAAAAGGGCGTTGCGGCTTATCGCAAGGCCAATCCTGGCTCCAAACTCCAGACTGCAGTGACGGAAGACAAACCTACTGGCAAGCGGGCAACGCGGCGCAAATCATACTGTGCCCGTTCTGCTGGACAGATGAAAAAATTTCCTAAAGCAGCAGCTGATCCAAACAGCCGTATTCGACAGGCTAGAAAACGGTGGAAATGTTAAATGGAAATGATGCTTTGGAACATGGTATTGACTACGCTTCTCGGCGTCTTGGCTTACATAGGTCACGAGAAGGCTTCAGAAATTAATCGACTTACCATTCTTTTAAACAAAACTCGGGAGGAGATAGCCCGTGATAACGTTACTCAAGCAGAAATGGACAAGTTTGTTCAGCATTTTGATCAACGTTTTAACAAACTTGAAGCAAAAATTGATGCGCTTATGCAGAAGGGATAATTAACATGGCAAAGCCTGGACTTTATGCCAACATTAACGCAAAGAAAAAACGCATAGCCGCCGGTTCTGGCGAGAAGATGCGTAAGCCTGGAAGCAAAGGTGCTCCATCAAAGATGGATTTTATTAAGTCTGCACGGACGGCTAAACCGGTCAAACGCTCAGAAGGGTCTGGCCCAAAAGGCGAGGCTGTGTATGAAATCCTTGGACGTCGTGTAACCAAAGAGCAGTACGACAAAGCATCAAAAGAGATGGATCGTCCAAAGTCTAAGGTTGAAGAAGACATGGACGATTTTGCTAAGCGAGCGAAAGAGCGAGCAAAGCTTAAGAAGATGAAAACAGGCGGCATGGTCGACAAAGTCGGTCGTGCTATGAAAAAACCAACTGCCGACGCTAGGGGTCGTGCAATGAGAGCCGCTCCGCGCGGTAGATGAAAGGAAATATCATGTTAAAAAAAGCAATGAAGGCAGTATCCAAAACCGGTAGTCTTGTAAAAAAAGCAACCCAAGGTGCTCTGGCTGGCGTAAAACGAGCACGAGCAGCTTCACCTAGCCCACCCGAGAGGCCGGTGTCGCCCCCACCTCTCGCCAGAACCGGCGGCTCAAGAGGCCCTCTGGCGAAGGTTATGGGGAGAGTATTTTCTAAACGTAAAGCCAAGATTGATCCTGAAGCAGGTACAGGTGTAGGCGATGGTGGCGGAGGCCCTGGTTTTGCGTTTAAAAAAGGTGGTTCGGTCAACGAGGACAAAGTAGGCCGTGCTATGAAAAAAACCGATGCCGACGCTAAGGGCCGCGCAATGTCTAAAGCAAAAGGCATGATGGCTGGCGGTATGGCAAAAGGTTATGCTGGCGGTGGCAAAGTTGCTGCAGGCAAAGCAACTCGTGGTTACGGCGCCGCTCGTAGAGGCTCTTAATTAATGTCGTATCTCATTAGCAACATCCCGTACTTTAAGTGCTGGGTAAGGCGTGAGTTTACGAACATGCACCAAAATTATCATGGTGAGTATCTGCACGCTTTGGCGATCGCAGTAACCACCATGCCGGATCGATGCTTGAGCTTTCAGCTTGTGTTTACAGGTTGCGAGAGTCAAGTAGATGGGTCAGAGAACGTGCATGGTGGGGCCATGTGGGCAAGGATGCCTATCACAGCCTTGGTGGGGGACATTCCTGTAGAAGAGTGGCCGGAGCGCATGCCAACGCATCTAGCTCAGCCTTGGGATTGTCCCTCTCACCACCATACCGTGCTTAAATTTGCTCGAACAAGCCCTAGTCCTTGGCTGTGCAAAATAAATGGGGAGTTCTATACCGGAAGGTACTTGTTTACAGTAGATTATGCTGAGAGTGAGGTAGCGGACTGCCCCGCACAGCACAAGCAAAGCCATGTACTGGTATTGACCGATGCGGAAAAGTGGACTGGCAACATAGTGGCTTTGCCAAACAACAGGGTTCGAGTAACGAGCCCTGCTTATTGGGTAACAGGAGAAGGTGCTCCGGACTTTAAGCCTAGCCAGTGGGTGCATTGTGCAGAGCAAGATGACACGTACATGGACCCGTCAATTGTTTTTGATAACCTTTACAAAAAATGACAACCTCAAACACCTTTGACTTTGACCTAGCCATTGATGAGCTGGTTGAAGAGGCATTCGAGCGCTGTGGCATGCGTGTCACAACAGGCTATCAGCTCTCGTCTGCCCGTAGGTCTTTAAATCTTTTGTTCTTAGATTGGGCCAATCGTGGCTTAAATCTTTGGACGATTGAACGTGCGTTTACAACGCTTACCCCAGGTCAAAACTACATTGATCTTGATGACAATGTTGTCAATGTGTTAGAGGCAGTGATTAGAGACAATACTCAATCGCCGTCCACAGACATCAGCATTGATAGAATTAGTCGAGCTGAATATTTAGACATACCAGATAAAACAACAACAGCTCGTCCCGCACAGTTTTATGTGGAACGGACAATTACACCAAGGGTGTATTTCTATCCCGCCCCTAGTTCTGGATACGTATTTTTCCATTATCGGATTAAGCGCATTCAAGATGCTGGAGAGTACACAAACACAACGGATGTAAATTTTAGATTCTTGCCTTGCCTTGTAGGTGGGTTGGCATATTATTTATCCGTTAAATTTGCACCCGAGCGGGCGCAAGCCTTGAAGCTTATGTATGAAGAAGAGTTTTCTAGAGCTGCTGCGGAAGATCGGGATTCAGCAAGCGTAAGGTTTGTACCTCAGTTGGAGTATTGATGTGGCTTTCGCTGCCGGCAAATATGCCCTTGGAATCTGCGACTACTGCGGTCAGCAGTACATGCTGCGTGATCTTAAAAAAAATTGGCGTGGGTTTAAAGTTTGTGAGGCAGATTATGAGCCCAAAGAACCCCAGCTTGAGCCATTAAAGTACAATGGTGATGCAATTGCTTTGTACCAGCCGCGCCCAGATATCCCAGCTTCAATGGATGTTTTTTTGGCCGTCCCGGGGGATACGTTCTTCACTTCGGTTGGCATGATGCCTGCCCCTCTTAATAAGCCTATTGTGGGTGTCGCAAGTGCCGGAACTGTACAGGTGGTGATCACATGACCTACGATGAGCTTGTAACCAACATTAGAAACTACATGGAAACGGACAGCAATGTCCTGTCTAACCCTGTCATTAACACATTTATTTTAATGACAGAAAACAAAATCCTTAGGGAAATTGACCTTGAGGTGTTTCGGCAAAACTCCCTTGGAACATTGACTGCTGGAGATAAATTTCTAACTATGCCGGATGATATTTTGACGCATCGGTATATGTTGGTTAAAAACGTTCAAACGAATGTAGAAAACTTTTTGGACTTTAGGGATGTTTCTTTTCTTAAAGAGTACTGGGAGGATAGCACTATTATCGGTATTCCAAAGTACTACGCTGTTTGGAATCAAAACACGTTTTTAGTCGCCCCAACTCCAAATGCTTCTTTAACAGTAGAACTTGGTTATATTAGAAAGCCTGCTGGATTAAGCGCAACTAATCAAAATACGTGGTTAAGCATTAATGCCCCGGAGGTTCTTTTGTATGGCTGCCTTGTTCAAGCATACAGTTATACAAAAGGGCCTTTGGACATGCTTGGTTACTTCACAAACTCGTACCAACAAGCTATTGCTGGCTTGGGTATCGAGCAACAGGGACGCCGCAGACGTGATGAGTACAGAGATGGACTCATTCGTACCGAGCTCCTTGCAAGCAACCCTATCAGTCCAAATGAGGCAAACGGATGACAAAAGTACCTGATTTATCTGGAAAGACAGTAGCAATTGTGGCAATGGGTCTTAGCCATAAAGAATTTGTATTGGCAAAAACCCACTCACAACAAATAGATGAAGTTTGGGCGATCAATGCTATGGGAGGAGTAATCTATCACGATCGCATGTTTATGCTTGATCCAGCCAGCAGATTCTTAGATTCTGAGGATGCTGGGACTCAAACAGGAATTATGCGAGACGTTCTTAAACGCCATCCTGGCCCAGTTTATACCTGCGAATTAGATAAACGGTGCCCCGGTCTTGTAGAATATCCGCTAGAGGAAGTGGTCAATTCCGTGGGAACTTGGTATTTAAATAACACGGTTGCATTCACAATTGCTTTTGCAATTGCAGCAAAAGTCAAAAAACTAATGGTTTATGGAGTCGATTTTTCATATAGAGGTAACGTACATTTTGCAGAATCAGGGAGAGCTTGTTGCGAATTTCTGCTTGCAAAAGCAATTGAAAGAGGTATTCAGGTTGGAATTGCAAATGAATCTTCTTTGCTAGATACCAACGTGCATCCTAAAGAAAAATTGTACGGCTATCACAGACTTAAAGACACCTTTGTCTTTACCATAGAAAATGACGGCAAGTTTAAAAAGCATGTTTATTCGGAGATAGCTGCTATACTTGAGTCTGAACGCCAATATTTACTTCCCCCGGAAGCGGTGAGGAGTTAAAATGGTAGAGATGAAAATGGGCACTTTGTTGACCCCAATGGTTAAGACCAGCGATTACGGTGGTCTGTCGATGGAAGATTTATCAGAGCTTTGCGCGGACAGGATTGTCGAGATTGCAGACTCTGCGCCCCCAGAGATACGGGAGCAAGCAAGGCTGTTCAAGGAGCATCTTATAAAATTACTTCTTGAATATTTTAACCGTGCAGCGCATTCCGAAAGGGCTCGTTGCATTCAAATTTGTGCTCGGGGCGGACATGTGGACGCTGCCGACATTTTAAGGAGAATCTGAAATGGCATTTACCGGTAACTTTATGTGTACGTCCTTTAAGTCTGAAATCCTTAGGGCCGTGCACAACTTTGCAACTGGCTCTGGTCAAACATTTAAAATGGCTCTGTACACCAACAGTGCTTCTTTTACTGCTGCAACTACTGCCTACACTACGACTAACGAGGTCGCTGCTTCTGGTTCGTATACCGCCGGTGGTGGTACGCTGACCAAGCTTGGTGTTACGACTTCCGGAACGACCGCTTTAACGGACTTTTCGGATCTGTCATTCACCTCCGCGACCATCACTGCTCGTGGTGCTCTGCTTTACAATGACACCGCAACTGGTGATCCCACTGTTGCAGTGCTGGACTTTGGTTCGGACAAGACTTCTACGTCGGGTACGTTTACCATCGTTTTCCCAGCAGCTACTGCTACTGGGGCAATCATTCGTATTGCTTAAGGAGTAAGGTATGCCCCTCGTGCTAGCTGACCGTGTTCAAGAGACCACGACAACCACTGGCACGGGGACCTATACCCTTGCCGGTGCTGTAACTGGATTTCAATCTTTTGCCGTTATAGGTAACAGCAATACGACGTATTATGTTGCTACTAACAATAGCGACTGGGAAGTGGGAATTGGAACCTACACTTCGTCAGGTACAACTTTAGCTCGAACAGCAATTCTTGCTTCTTCTTCGGCTGGAAATGCGGTTGATTGGGGAGCAGGAACTAAAAATATTTTTGTTACCTATCCTGCTGGCCGTTCGGTATACACCGAAGGAGGAAGCATTGGAACGGGGGTTGCTGCAGCATTAGACATTGACGTTGGAACTGCTGGAGCATTTGTTGTAAACGGTGGGGCGCTTGGTACACCATCTTCTGGCACATTGACTAGTTGTACTGGATTGCCAATTTCAACCGGGGTATCTGGTCTTGGTACTGGTATCGCTGCCTTCTTAGCTACACCAAGTTCTGCCAATCTTGTTTCAGCGGTTACAGATGAAACAGGATCAGGATCTCTTGTTTTTGCAACATCTCCAACCTTGGTTACCCCAGCATTGGGCACTCCATCTTCTGGAACATTAACTAGTTGTACTGGATTGCCTCTTTCAACAGGCATAACCGGAACTCTTGCAGTCGCAAATGGCGGCACAGGCATCACCTCATTTGGTACGGGCGTTGCAACTTGGCTCGGGACTCCATCGTCTGCAAACTTAGCCGCTGCGGTTACAGATGAAACAGGATCAGGATCTCTTGTTTTTGCCACATCTCCAACTTTGATTACCCCAGTATTGGGCACTCCAACATCTGGAACGTTGAGCAACTGTACTGTTGACGGAACGGACTCTGTTGGGTTTAGGAACATTCCGGTAAATTCTCAATCCGCTGCATACACTTTAATTTTGTCTGATGCGGGGAAGACCATTCTTCATCCCATAACAGACAACAATACAAGAACGTTTACAATACCAGCGAACGCAAGTGTCGCTTATCCTGTGGGAACAGCGATTACTTTTGTCAACCTTATAAACACCGTGACGATATCTATTACCACTGACACCATGTACTTAGCAGGAGCAGGAACAACGGGTAACAGAACACTAGCTGTATATGGCATGGCTACGGCAGTGAAAGTCACGTCCACTTCGTGGATTATTTCTGGTAATGGCTTAACCTAAGGAGCTAACTAATGGCTGGTATAGCTCAAGGGCTTATTGGATCGTTAAAAACTGCAGCTTCAGGTCTCCCTGCGGGGACCATTTTAATGTTTGATAGGACCAGTAATCCTCCTTCTAGGCCTATACCATCAGGATGGTCCGCGTTTACATCTGTTTCAGGTAGCCCAATAGAACGAATGGCAATTAGGGGGTCAACAACTCTTGCTCGAAACGTAGGCACTAACGGCGTTTTTTCTTTTACAGTAAGTTCAAGCACCATGGATACGCAGGGGGGCCATCTTATCCCTGTGCCATTAAACAGTTTTGGCCCAGGAATTGGTTCTAACCCTTTGAATACCCAAAATGGACCCGCTCCTTTTGTAGCAGCAAATCCTTTTGGGGCACATACCCATTCAATACCCTCAGGCACTAAAGGACCATTTGTCCTAAAGGCTCTCCCGGCTAATCAGTCCTGTATACCGGGATGTGAGATGCCTTTAATTCAAACATCCACTGATCAAACACAAATTCCAGCTAACTGCATTGTTTTTTCAGGGACGGGAAGTTTGTTTAGTGGTTTTTCACGATATCGACCCCCCGGTTTTTCCCCCTCTCCTCAACCAACTGCCGCAGGAATGTATTGCGCGGCGTCCAATCAGCCAGGAGCTTTACCCGCTCCTTTTGGAGTTTCGGTAAATCCTTTTAAAAGCCCCACCTTGCCAACTAATTTCACTACTACAACGGGAACTGAGATAACTACTCCTGGAGGAACTCCTATTACTTCGTTTAACACTGTTTTGGGTACGTCAACTGGCAGTGGGGCGCATGCTCATGGAGCAGGTAATAATTCTCCAAGAGGAGTTCCTTCTGGCCCTACTGCTGTCTTGGGGTTTCAATCCT